GGACGGTACGGAGCGGTCGATGTGGCCGGGGAAGTGGCCGATCGGCTACCTGCTGGAGATCCGGCACACCCGCAGCTACGCGAAGAACATGGCGAACGATCCACTCGCCGCGGACGGGGCGCTGTGGACGCCGGAAGACTTCCGCTACCCGGACGAGGCCGGCGCCGACCCGGTGACGCACATGATGCTGAGCATCGACCCGGCGACCACCGCCAAGAAGAGCAGCGACTTCACCGGGCTGGCCGTGGTGGCGTGGTCGACGCAGCGCCAACGTTGCACCGTGCACGCAGCTCTGGCCCTGAAGGTCCGGCCGGGCCCCGAACTCCGTGACCGGGTCCTTGCACTGCTCGACGAGTTCCCGCGGATCGGGCTGATCCTGATCGAGGTGAACCAAGGGGGCGACACCTGGCAGGCGATCCTCCACGACATGCCGGTGAAGGTGAAGACGGTGTCGCAGTCAGAGAACAAGTTCGTCCGCGCTGAGGGCGTGCTGGCCCACTACGAGCGCGGCCGGGTGCTGCATGCGCGGAAGCTGCCGGATTTGGAGCAGCAGATGTGCACGTTCCCGAAGGGCCCAAACGACGACATGGTCGATGCCGTCGGCAGTGCCGTGCGGCGGTTCATCCCGGCAGTGAAGAAGCAGGCGCCGCCGAGTGCGGTGAGCGCGGGCTACGTCTGACCTTCGTTTCTAGCGTCCAGGCATAGTGGCGTGATAGTTACAGCGACTTGCGTGACCGTCTATCCTTCGATTCAAAGGTCGAGTATGGGGGTCGCATTGGAAGACATGGCGCGCGCCGACCTCATGTACGGGATCGGAGAGCTGACCGAGGCCCGCCCCGCCTACGACCAGGCCGCGATGTACTACGACGGCAAGGTCCCCGAGGTCTTCACCAGCACCCGCATCCGCCGCGCGCTCGCCGTCCACGGCATCGACTTCGACCTCAACTTCGCCAAGACCCCCGTCAACGCGGTCACCAACCGGCTGAAGATCGCCGCCATCACCAGCCCCGACCCGGACGTGACCGCCCTCATCTCCCAGATCTGGCAAGACAACCAGCTCAACCTGGAGATGCCCGACACCTTCCGCCGGGCCGGCGAGTACGGCGACGCCTACCTGATGGTCCTGCCCGTCGAGGACGAGGCCGGCAAGGTCGTGCGGGTCGAAATGTTCTACAACTCGCCGCAGACGGTGCGGGTGATCTATAGCGAGGACAATCCGCGCCGCAAGGCATTCACGATCAAGCGATGGTGTGAGGGCAAGTACCAGCGGGCCGAGCTGTACTACGACGACCGCACCGAACGCTGGACGACCGCAGCGAACTCGCGCGGCGAGCAGGCCAAGGACTGGATGCACTGGCCGGCCGATTCCGAGGACCCGGAGTCCTGGTCGATCGAGCACGACTGGGGCGAGCAGCCGGTCTTTCACTTCCGCACCGACCGGCCATACGGCACGCCGGAGCACTACGGCGCCTACGGCCCGCAGAACGCCGTCAATAAATTGCAACAGACGCACATGGGCACCGTCGACTACCAGGGATTCCCGCAGCGGTATGCGCTCACCGAGACCGCGAACACCGACACGAGCGATCTGGAACCCGGGGACTTCGCCGACAACGACTGGCCGTTCCCCGAACAGGGCCTCGGCCCCAAGGACTCGGGCGAGGACAGCAGCCTGAAGGCCGGACCCGGCGAGATGATGCTGCTCCGCGGCTTCAAAGCCGTCGGGCAGTTCGATGCGGCGCAACCAAACGTCTTCCTCACCCCGATGGACTTCAACATCCGGGCGATGGCCCAGATCACCGACACGCCGCTGCGAATGTTCGACCCGCAGTCCAGCCGCCAACGCTCCGGGGTCTCCTTCCAAGAGGAGGACGGCCCGTTCATCAGCAAGGTCGAGAACCGCCAGACCTCCTACGGCGCGACCGTGCATGAGGCATTCGTGTTCGCGCTGCGCCGCCTCGGCGTGGCCAACCCGGTGATCACCGTCGACTGGGTACCTGCCCGGTCCGTGTCGACCGCGGAGGGCTGGCAGACAGTCAAGGCCAAGATCGACGCTGGTGTCCCCAGGCGGCAGGCACTCATGGAGTCCGGCTACCGCGCCGAGCAGGTCGACGCCTGGCTCGCCGGCGTCGACGACTCCGAGTTGCAGCGCCGCGTTGACGTCCTCGCCTCGCTCGCTGACTCCGCACAGAAACTCGGGAGCGCGGCCACGCTCGGCGTCATCACCAGCGATCAGGTCACCGCGCTGCTGTCCGGGACGATCGACGACCTCGAAGCGCTCGCGCAGGCGCAAGAGGAACGCTGATGCCGTACTCCAGCGACCGCCTGCTGCATCTGGTCCAGGACGAGCACACCGGCGAGGTCATCGACCTGGAGAACAGCGCCGCCACCCGCGCGCTCGCCCGGTCGGACCGCGCATTCGAAGACCTCATCCGGGCGACGCTCACGGCCTGGACCCGAGCATTCGGCGGCCCCAACCACCAGGCCCTGTCCGGCGACCTGCTGCGCCGGATCCTCAATGCCGCACAGTCCACGGTCCGCCGCATCCTCGGCGGTGTCGCCGACCGGGCACCCGGCGCCCTCGCCGACCAGCTCGCCCCCGCACTGGCGATGGGCGTCGAGCAGGGCAGCGCGTTCGTGACCGCCGCGTCCGGCCGGCGCCGCCGCGCCCCGCGGGTGCCAGCCGTGCGGCGGGTGTTGCGGGACGAGGCGCACCGGATCCGGGACATGGTCATCGAGCGCCGTGACCGGGCACTGCACCTGCTGCATCCGGACCGGGTGACGCGCTGGTCGCACCTGCTGGCCGGGCTCGGCGCAGCCAGGGCAGCGCTGCCGGCGGTGCGGGCGCACATCGCCTGGGTGGTCAACATCGCCGTGCATGAGGGCTTGGACGCGGTCGTGCAGGCGACGGCGCCGCTGCGGGTGTGGGTGGCCGAGGCGGACGCCTGCGCGGTGTGTCTGGCGTACACCGGCCGCGTCGTCAAGATCGACGAGCCGTTCCCGGGCGGTCTGTCCTGGGATCCGAAGCAGCGACGCACGACCGTGCCCGCGATCGACGGGCCGCCGAAGCACCCGCACTGCCGATGCCGGGTGGTCCCGTGGAGCGACTCGTGGAAGGCGGACGGCATCCCGTTCCCGGAGGCGCTGCGCCGTGAGGCCGAGCGCGCTATCGGCTACGGCCGGGCCCGCCCGTCGGAGTCCCGTGCCGTCCGGCTGAGGGCCGCCCGTGAACTCCTGCGCACCGTCGACGACCTGCTCCCCGCGGTCGAGACCACCGCGCGCACCGCACTCAGAAACGGCCGCTTCCCAGCCGCCGCATAGACCTGGCACCCGACGATGGGCCGCCGCCAACCCCGTGATGGGAGAACACAGATGGGCATCCACACCACCACCCGCCACCGCACCACGATCAGCCGGCCGCCCGGGACGGTGCTCGGCTACCGGGCCGACGGCCGTCCGATCCACGTGATCGCCGGAGGCGCCGAGGACGACGAGCCGGACATCGTCGTTGACGACGAGCCGGAGCCCGAGCCCGCCGACGACCCGGAGCCGGAGGCCGAACCGGAGCCCGAGCCGGACGACAAGCCGAAGCCGAAGCCCCCGGCCAAGAAGGAAGACGAGTACAAGGCTCCGTCGCAGAGCGAGTGGGCGCGCACTCAGGCCGCGTTGAAGAAGGCCAACGAGGACGCCAAGCGGCACCGGCTCCGCAACAAGGAGTTGGAGGATCAGGGGCGCGCCAACGAGTCCGACCACGAGAAGGCCCTGCGCGAGGCCCGCGAGGAGGGGGAGCGTCGGTTCCGGGAGCCGATGAAGAAGTCCGGCGTCCGGGCAGCGCTGGCCGAGGCCGGGTTCTCTGCGCCGGACCGGCTGATGAAGCTCATCGACTGGGATGCCATCAGCGTTGACGACGACGGCGACCTCATCGGCGCCGAGGCCGAGGTGGACCGGGTGAAGGCCGACTACCCGGAGCTGCTGCCGCAGGCGACGCCGAAGCCGAAGGCCCGCCCGACCGGGGCGCCGAAGACGGCCGCGGTCGAGAAGCCGAAGTCGACGGCGGAGCAGCACGCGGCCCGCCTCCTCGGTAGGGCTTGACATTCGAAGGTACATTTAGCCTGTGAGCTTTGATTCGGTGATCGAATCGCGCTGACACCCTTGCTTGCGAAGGCGCCCGTGATGGGGCCCGAGCCCACCAGCTTCCCCATCACGCCGCCCGCAGGAGGGCCACAATGGCGCGCAATACGCTCGAAGCATGGATCCCAGAAGAGTGGGAGACCTCGCGGGTAGTCCAGTCCATCACCCAGATCTCCGCAGTCGAGTCCCTCGCAGCCCGCATCACCATGGGCTCCGACACCAAGCACGTCCCCCGCACCGCAGGCATGTCGGTCGCGGTCGTCGCGAAGGGGGGCACCTACGCCGAGGACACGTCGCTGAACGACGAAGTCCTGCTCAGCGCGGTCAAGTTCGGCCAGGCGGCCCGCATCGCTGAAGAGGACATCGACGACTCGGTCGCGAACGTGATCGATGCGAAGATGATCGGCTGGGGCAAGTCCTACGCCAAGATGATCGACAACGCGTCCCTCGCCGTCAGCGCGGCCAGCAACGGCACGACGATCCCGTTCACCAGCCTCTACCAGCTGCTGAACACGACCGACGCCACCCTCAGCTACACCGGCGGCACGAACATCACCACCGCCTCCTCTTCTGGCGCCCCGACGTACAGCGAGTTCAACACCGCTGTCGGCCTCGTCGAATCCGGCGACTACTTCGACCCCGGCAGCATGGTCGCCATCGCGCACCCCGCGTTCCGCAAGAGTCTCCGCGGCGTGCTGGACGACCAGCACC